AGGAGGGCATGAACACCTTCCGGAGCTTTACCCGCGCACCATCGAGGGCGCCGTTCCGTACTGCGGAGAGCCAGGAGCTGCCATTCAGCAGCGAGTCCGGCTTCGCGGTGATCTTCAGGTTCAGCGTGTCGACCTGGGTGCCGATCACCGTCTTCGTCGTGTCGCGCTCGATGATCAGCTGCTTCGACAGGTAGGTGATGCCGTTGAATACGACGTCGAAGTCGGCGTCCGTGTAGTACGCGCTATACCCACCGATCAGGTCGATATCATACACGTCAACCATCCGGAAGGACTTGTTATTCTGGAGGAACGCGATCAGCGCGGGCGAAGCAGCTCTCATACCCGGTTCCCTGGCGCCCCGACGAACTTCACTTTCGAAAGGGAATGGAGCCCCTGCGCGAAGAGCGTCGGGTCAAGGCTGTCAGTTCCGAAGCGGCAGCGGTAATAGAACGAACCGGACCAGGTGAGCGGAAAGCCAGCGCCTGGCGCGGTGCCGAAGGTGAGGAAACCATTCTCGTCGACGATGTAGTCAGTCGTCGGGCTGCCTGCGATATCAACCTCCGTCGGGCTCACCGGCTGAAGGTTTTGCACGGGCTCCGCGAATGTAAAACCACCGGCACCGAAGGGGCGCGTTAGTTGGAAGCCCGTGGTGGATCCGTCACCGATCCCGAACTGCGCACCGGCGACCGTGTTGTCGAGCGGGTCCACGTAGAGGAACGAATCGAACTGGCCACCCATGCTCAGGAAGAACCCAATCAGGGTCTGGAGTTCCTGCGCCTGTAATGATTTTAAGAACTCATAATTCAGGACGAACTCGTAGAGCGGGTATTGCTGGAGCGCTGCGCGGAAGTCAATGCCGGAGGCCGAGCGCTTCGTCAAGGTGTTAAACAGCGGCGTCCGCGTGATGCCGAAAGCCAGCCCGGGAAGTGAAGGAAAAACAGAACTACTCATTAACCAGGCCTCCCTGGGGTGAAGTTCCGTTGAAGCCTGGCTAGTGCCGGGGCGAGTGCGGTCGCGTTCTTTGTCAGGTAGCGCTTAACGTCTGAATGGTCCAGCGCATGGACGTGGAGATGGATGCCACTACCACCACCGACTCCGCCGCCTTCGGCGTTCTGCTTCGCCAGAGCACGGATCACTTCGGCCTGTTCTGCCGGCAGGACCATCTCCTTCGCGTGCGCCTGAACGAGTGGGTTAATGCCGGCGGGGATGTCGTAGCCCGTCTCGGCAGATCGGACGTTGTGCGCGAGTGCGGAGACCGCGGCGAACGCGGCCGCACCGGCACCGACGGCCAACACAGGGCCGATGATAGGAATCGACACCATCGCCTGGAATGCACCCGCCATCGCGGACCAGGCGTTATTCATGATCTGCATGACACTCGATTCACTGGATACAGACCCTGATTGTGCGGCCGCTTCGGTATCGGATGCAGTCCGGACGGCGTTGGCGGTCACTGTCGCGTGGGTTTTCGCCAGCTCGCCTGCGATCCAGTGCGCTGTTGCTTTGACGAGCATGTTCACGGTCTCGGCCAGGATAGACTGGAGGACGTTATCCATCGCCTTCCGCATGGTGATCGTACCCTGGATGATGCCGGTCACGGACTTGTCGATCGCATTGACGACGGGCTCCATCGCGCGCTCGTAATTCTTCATGTTCTCCTCGGCGACTTTGGCCTGGAGCTTCTCCGATTCGACAGCGTGCTTTTGCTCAATCAGGGCGATCTGGTCCAGTGCCTTCTGCTTCTCAACTACGTCGTCCTGGTAGATCTGCGCTTTCTTCTGGTAGAACTCAATCTCCACCTGCTCCGACTGGTCGTTCAGTGCCTGCACCTGGGCGAGGTAGTCGTCGTTCGAGATCTGGTCGAGCTTCTTCAACCCCTCCAGCTTCTGCCGGTGCTGTTCAATCTCCAGGAGGCCGATCTTCTCCTTCTGCTCCGCGGCCTCCAGAGCGAGCTTCTCTTCAGTGTTGTCGACGGTCGTGTCCGGCTTTTCGAAGGTCTTCGTTCCCTGCGCGCCGACCTTGTTATCCGCGCCGGTGATGGGCTTCGCCCAGATCGCGTCCATCTTATCCTTCGCTGCTACGGCGTCGGCGATCATCTCGTCGGTGCTGGCCTTCGTTTTATTTTTTAAGTCCTCCCAGCCGTTCTCGGCCGCCTTCATGGCACCCTTCCAGTCGCGGCGCAACACGGCATCCATCACTGTTGCCAGCGTCTGGAGGATCGACATCATGTCATTCGCGAATAGCTTCAGCATGTCCCACGCTTCCTTCACACCGAGCTCCAGAGTGTAGAACGCCTGGACCAGCGCACCGACCGCGCCCTTCGTCACTGCGATCGCAGCGGGGGCGGCGTAGTTTAGCCAGCTTTCGAACTCGGTCAGCACGGGGAGCAGGGTGTCAGCGATCGCGCGCTTCTGCCCCAGGAAGGCGTCGTTCAGTTCGTTCGTCTCATGGCGGAAGGCGATGTTCGCCTCGACGCTTTGCTTGCCGACGATCAGGGAGTAGCGCTGTGCGGTGGTCGCTGCGTCCTCCATTGTTTTCTTATTCAACGATAAGAGATCCGTCAACTCCCCTGCGCCGCGGCCGAATAACTGCTGCGCTGCCAGGTTGCGATCGGTGCCCTCCTTGTAGGAGTTCACCACTGCGATCGCATCAAGCATGAGGGTCTGCTGGTCCTTCAGGTTGCCATTCGAGTCGCGTGTCGCGAGGCCCATCTGGTTAACAGCCTCCTCGTTCGAGCGGATCTGGTGATCCAGCTTCTGGGCCGCGCCGGCGTATACGTCTGCATTACTGAACACTTCACCGAGCGCGGTGTGGAGAACAGACGCCTGGTCGGCCGTGATGCCCAGCGTCTTCGCGAGTTTGATCGTCTCGGCTTCGTAGCTGACCGTTGCGTCGATGACTTTCTCGGCTCCGTTCTTGATCAGTTCGAAACCGGCAAAGAGAGCAAGTAATTCCTTGTGGGCAGCCTCGATAGCACCGCCGACACTGGTGAGGGATTCCTTGATCGCAGCAAAGCCTTCGCGAACCGCGTCGGCTCCTTTGTTCATCGCCTCCTCGAGCTGGTCGAGGTTCGCGCTGACCTTGACTCCTACCTCTTTGTCATCGCCTGCCATTACGTCACCTGCTTCGGTTTTTCCGGGAGTATGTCGAAGAGTGAGAGGCCGTTCTCATCCAGTTCGGACGGTACCTTCTCTCCGCTTCCCCCACCTAACTCCGCCTTCCACACGCTCATCAAGTGCTCGTAGCGCGGGATATCTATCTCGTCAGCGACTACGCTCCAGGGGAGGCCGAGCCGGTTGACGCAGAAGGCAATGGTCCGCCCCCATCCGGGGCCGGGCTTTTCTTTTCCTGCTTCACTTGGCCCAGTGCCGACTCCTGGGCTTTTCGCTTTAGCCCGGAGACGTCCATGATGCAAGCCATCACCTCGATCATGTTGTCCATGTCGACCAGGTCACCGACTTCTTCGCGGGTGATCTCCGGGTAGTTGCGTTTCAAGGCCGTCAGCGCGGCGTCGATCACGGTGCCGATCGCTTCAGTGCTTACCCCGCCCCGATACTTCTCGAGCCGTGGAGCCAGTTGTTCGAGTGCGCCCAGGTTCAAGGGTGGGATCGTTAATTCGACCCCGCCGCTGAACTGGAACTTCACCCCCGGTACTTTCACTATCACGTCTGTCTTTATCATTTTTTTTAGATCTCCGTTTTATTCGCTGGTGGACAAGCTGAGCACGTTGCCGCTGCCGTTGTCCATCACTGAGAAGTCGAACTCCGGAACCATGAAGTCCTCGTTCTTGAACGGCAGGTCCATCTTTGTCGCTACACACAACGGGGCGGAGATCGAGACAATCTTCCCCTGGTAGGCGACAGAGAGGTCCGCCTTGAATGTCGGCGCGTAACCCATCGGCAGGTTCGCGATGGTCATCTTCTGCGCGTTCGTCACCGTCGCGGTGTACTGGAAGTTGATGTAGACCGTGTTTCCAGCGTCCGCACTGGCGAACGTGTACACACCTGTCGTTGTGTTCACGCTGTACTGGCCTGTCGAAGGGCTGGAGGCGACACGTTTCATCGGCATCCCGTTCTGGTCAATCACACCCATGTCCGCGGCGTAGGTGCCGCTCGAAGGCGGGGCGATGGTGATCTGGTAAGGCGTGGCAGGGATCGCGGCGCCAGTCGTGTCGCGGTAGTTTGCGAACAGCCCGGTCTGTAGCGTTTGGCCGAAGAAAATCGTGTTCCAGACGGCCGCGAAGATCCGGGCCGGTTTGGTTTTGATCGAGACCTTCACCTTGCCGCGAGCCGATGCGACTGAGAACTGGTTCTGGCCGTACAGCTCCTTCAGGTCGCCCTGGATAGAGAT